TAGAACAACTGACCTAAAACATTTTATTGAAGCGCCTTTTGCGTTTGATATTAATGGAGAGAATTGTATTTATATGGAAGTTGACAAGTACAATTCATATGATGAATTATATCCGTATAATGAAAGTAATTATACAAATATCTATTCTAATAATTCTTATGTAGGTAAAGTGAATTCGGCATTTGCAAAAATCCCATTAAAAATGGTTGGCGATAATGCATATGATTCTCGTACACTTTATCTCCATAATTTAGTTCATTATGATCCACCGATTGAGAGAATCGCTCGGTTAAAATTTAAGTTTCGTTTTCACGATGGTCGTTTAGTTAATTTTCAGAATTTCCCTTTTGATTTTACAATTGAACTCAATTCTCTCAAGAATGAAATTAACAAGACATACAATATTCGCATTCCTGCTGCTTATATTTTGTAGTTTTATATATACTATTATATTTTTTATAACTATACTATTTAAGTATCAATATACGTTTTATTAAACCACTCTTGTAAAACATTACTATCACATGTTAAATAGTTATGAGACGAGAGATTTTTCTTAAACCCATCTAATTTTAAAAATCTAGGTTTTTTCATTTTTTTCGTTTTATAGTAGATGTAATCTCCGTATTTTCCTTTACGAATGGATGCATCATTAGTTATCTCACGTAAAATAGATGGTTCATCTTGCTTTGTATCTAGGTCGTAAAGGTCTTCGGCAACATCATCCATTGTTATATTTTCTATCTTTGATTTAATATGTTTGAGAGATGTTTTCATTCCTTTCCACTCCAAATACTTTCCAAATTTACCCGTTTTCACATAAACTGGTAAATCCTTATAATTTCCAATAGATGATAATTCAATTCGCGTTTCTTTATCTTCAGCCGATTCTACGAGGTCATCTATAGTATATTCACCATTTCGTAGTTTATTTAAATCAATATCTTTACGAACCGCTTTAAACGATACTGTAGATGTATCCGTATCTAATTTTTTAGATTTTCCTTTATTCTTTAGGTTAATGGATGTATTAGTTTGTCCTTGTATATCATATTTAATTACAGGACCGTATTTACCTATCATGTAAGTATGATGTTCATCAATACGAATTGTTTCTTTACCTTTTTCTACAATAGTTGAAGAGAGATTTTCTATTTCATTATTACATTTTTCACATACATCTTGCCATTTCTTATTATTTTTTGCAACCTCATCTAATTCATCTTCCATTTGTTTTGTGTATGAATATTGAAACAGTGTGTCAAAATGGTTGAGCAAAAATTCCAGTGCTAATATACCAACAGGTGTTATAACCAACTTATTTTTTTCATTTCCGAACTCACGTTCAGTGTTCATTGATTTAATTGTTTGATTCTCTAATTCAAAATCTCTACAAATAATTGTCTTTCCTTTTACATTTTCCTTCTTCACATATTTTCTCTCCTGAATTTTATCAATGAGGGATGAGAATGTAGATGGTCTTCCAATTCCTTTTTCTTCCAAGAGTTGAATTAATTTCGCTTCAGTATAATGTTGTTTAGTTTCTTTCAAATGAATTGTTGCCTTTATTTTATTATAACTCAACATAACTGATGTTTTTATTAATTGTAAAAAATTATATTCTTTATTGACATACTCATATCCGCCAACAATTTTCCAGCCAGCAAAAACAATATGCTCGGTTTGATACTTGTATAAATAATTCATTGGAGCATTTACAGAACAATTTAATAGAGAGATTTTGGCATTCTTCATACAACTTTCTAATGTTCTTTCACGAATTAAACGATAAAGACGATTTTCTTTTAAAGTAAACTGTTTTTCATCTAAATCTTCAACTGTAATATCTGTTGGGCGGATTGCTTCATGTGGACATTCATCTTCGTTTTTTTCTTGTTCATTATTCTTCTTAGGTTTTTTTTGTGGTTTTAAGCTTTTTTGTGTTTTAAGCTTTTTTGTCTCATGTTGTTGATTATTTTTATCATTATGATCATTATCATTTACATATTCTTCACCATATTTTCTATTTATAAAATCAACCATTTTTGTGCGAAATTCTTCACTATAAGTTATACTTTCAGTTCTAGGGTAAGTAATTGATCCACTCTCGTATAATTTTTGACACAGTGACATTGTTTCTTTTGGAGAGATATGAAATTTATTACTAGACGCCTGTTGTAAGGTGCTTGTTGTAAACGCATTTGGCGCTACTGACTCTTTTTCCTTCAGTTCAAATCCATTATATGTATGATTAAATGTTTTACTTTCATTTAAAAACTTACTAACCTTTATTTCATCCGTTTCTTCATGATTTAAAACAAACGGAATGTTCTTATTAGTAAAATAACCTATAGTAGAATAATATTGCTTTCCAGGTGATTTATCAATATCATTTTGATTTTCATATATTAATCGCAACGCAGGTGTTTGGCATCGTCCTGCCGAAATACCATCTTTCACATGTTTCCATAGAATAGGCGATAGTTTATAACCAACTAACGTATCTAATGTTTGGCGTGCCAATTGAGCATATACAATTGGCATATTTACTGTCGTTGGTATTTTAATTGCCTTTTTCAATGCCGTTTCGGTTATTTCATGAAAAATAATTCGTGGTGTTTTCTCTATTGATAATTTAAATACATCGCATATATGCCACGCAATTGCCTCGCCTTCACGATCATCATCGGTTGCAAGAATTACTTCATCGGCTTGTTTAATTGCGTGCTTTAATTTATTTATTTGTTCTTTTTTACTTTCGCTATTTACGAATGACAATGAAAAATTATTTTTAATATCAATTGAGGTAAGACCGTTTAATTCTCTAATATGCCCACAACTAGCAATACATTTATAGTTTATGTTTATGTCAGAAGATGAAGATGCCGAGTTATTGTTTAAAAATGCCTCAATCTTTTTACATTTTGATGGTGATTCAACAATAACTAATTTATTTATAGTTTTTTTACCATTTGGTTCATTAGATAATAATATATCAGTCATTATAAATGCTAATTATTATATAATAAAAGATAGATAGTTTTAAATAAATTTAATTTCTATAGATTACAGCGATTATATAGATTACTAGTTTTTCTCTAGTTGTTGTTTTGCTTTAAACTCTGCCCAAGTAATCTTTTTTTCCTTTTTCTTGGATGGTGTGGTTTTCTTGCCTGTTTTTTTATCAATCCGTTCGGCCTTTGTCAATGCGCTATCAATATACATTGCCTTTAATATTTTACCAACTTCATATGCTCCTTCATGCTGATCAAATTCACTAACTTCAATCTGTTTTAAAACATCCAATAATTTATGTAAAATTTGTAGATTTATTTCGTCCTTTTTTACCTTATTGAAAATGTCCATATAATTATTAAAAATAAAACTACATTGCGAGACACACATTGAATCAAATTGATTAGGATTTGATTGTGCCAAACGACTATATTTTTTTTTTAAGGATAGTAGACAGGTAACATCATTGCGTATTAAATCACTGTGTTTTTTTTCACGAATTTCTTTTGTACAATCCTCCACATTATTTTCGTCAATCATTTTAGTGAGATTTAATTTATCCGTATGATCCATTATATATTAAAACAATAATAATATCTTTATATTAATATATATGAAACATACAATAACTAGAAGTAATAAAAGAATTAATCAACGAAAAAATGGTAAAAAAACAAGACGAATTAAAAGATTATTGAAATCATTTAATAGACGAAAAGTAACTTATAATCGCAAACATAAGCGCAGCCATAGCCATAAGCGCAGCCATAAGCGCAGCCATAGCCATAAGCGCAGCCATAGCCATAAGCGCAGCCATAGCCATAAGCGCAGTTACAAGAATACACATAGACGCAGACAAAAAGGAGGGAATGCTCCATTGCCTGGTTATGAACAACCTGCTGGCGGTGATTCCGCATACGCCAAAACACAGAGTGATGCCGCAAACCATAATAAGACTAATCAGGTGGGTGGTGGTGTTGATTGTTGTAATAGTAGTGATCCTTATAGTTACCCTTGCCCTGATGGTATGTGTGGCCCTATTCCTCAAACCGCAAGTGCAACATCAAATGGTCTTATTTTACAAGCAGCGAAAATTACTGCATCAACTAATGCAAATGCCGAATTTGATACACAAGTAGCTAATCCAGATACATTTAATAAACCTTGAAAAATGAAATAAGTGTTATTTTTCTATATATATATTATTATTAATATATAATAATAATAATATAATTTAATATGGAAATATCAGATCTAACCTTATCAATAATAATAATATGTATTTTTACATTATTGTATATATTTAATTTTCTAGTAGTAAACATACAGCGTATTAAGGACAATTGGCCGGTATATAGATGTCAACCATTAGTCATGCCATTTGCTTCTTTTTTTGGACACAATACTGCAAAAAATTTCGCATTCTGTATTCAAACTATGCAAAAAGGATTTATGGATGATTTATTAAAACCAGTTAATTTCAATATTGGTATATTGTCTGATGTTACCGATAAATTATCGCTTGATATGAATTATATGCGAAACCTTATGGGTTATTTTAGACATACAGCAATGGATATGTTTAAAAACATATTTTCATCCATGTTTAATATCATGGTAGAAGTTCAACGGGTTCTTATAGTAACAAAAGATTTAGTTGGAAAAATGGTAGGTAACATGACGGCCTTACTACATATTGTAGATGGTTCTATGATGACCATGAATAGTATGTGGAATGGACCGCCCGGTGGTTTAGTAAGAGCAGTATGTTTTCATCCTGAAACAAAATTAGAATTAATAAATGGAGATTTAGTTGAAATTCAAAATGCGCCATTGAATGGTTTACTTGAAAATAATACTAGAATTTTATCAATAATGCATTTAAGTAATTTAGATGAAAATGGTAATTTAATAGAAAAAATGTATAGAATTAAAAGAAACAGAATTCTTAGTAACAAAGATATTGATAATAAAAATGGGTATAGAAATGAAATTATTGTTTCAGGTAGTCATTTAGTATTTGATCCTAAATATAAAAACTTTGTTAAAGTTGAAGATTCTTCTTTCTCGGAATTAACTGATATAAAATGCGAAAAATTAACATGTTTAATAACATCTAATCATACTATTCCAATTGGGGGGAGGATATTTCATGATTGGGAAGATAACAATGGTTCCCCTTCAAAATCGTTATAATTATATATAGGTAACTATATATTGGATAAAATTAATAGTATATCCATATATAATTTATTTACTATTTATAAATATACTATATATGGATGATAAATCAAATGATGTAATTCAAAACACAATAAATGCCGTTGAAAAATTATATTTAAATTACGGATACATGGATGTACATGGTTCTGATGTATGGATTTCCGCAATATTATGTTTTGTATTTGTATACTTAATATGTTATTATTATTATGCAAATGTACTTCAGGTTGTTAAATCTGATTGGGAAATACATAAATGTAACCCTATATTCATTCCATTCGCTGGCTTTATAAATAATCCACAGGATAAAACAAAGTTAGAATTTACAGCTCAAAATTTTTCAGGGTGTATTAATTCTATACTCCAGGATATCGTTGAAGTATCCGTTCATCCAATTATTTTTATGGCAAATATATTACAAGAAACATTTCAAAGTTTGACTGATTCTGTCAACCTAGGGCGTAAATTAACGTATAATATTAGAATGCAATTTATGAATACAGTTCAACGAATTTTTGATGTATTAATGAACATGGTTGCTTACTTTATAAATTTTATTATAAAAACAAAGGACGCTATAGGAAAAGTAAAAGCTGTGCTGGCAACATCGCTTTATACGGTTTTTGGTAGTTATATGGCGATGCAGTCCTTATTTGGAGGTATGGTAGATTTATTGAATAAATTTATGGTTTATGGTGGTCATCTTATTCTCATGTGTATTATAGCTGCAGCTGGTTTATTGGCTTCAATGTTATTTTCTTTTCTCGCACCAATACCTGGTATGGCAGGATGGTACATGTTTATTCCTTGGTTAATTCTTTTAATTCCTGTTTTAATATATAAATTGTTAATCCTTCATTATCTTAGTATACCCACGCCACCAATGCCAGGCACACCAGACTGGAGTCCGGTTTGCTTTTCGGGGGAAACAGTAATTGAGATTGTTGATACAACCAACCAAAAGTGTATACCAACCTTATTGAAAAATGTAAAGATTGGTGATATATTAAAAAATGGTGAGAAAGTAACCGCTGTAATTAAGGGTACCTCCATAGGACAAGTTGTATATGATTTAAATGGTATTTTAGTGACAAGTGAACATAGAGTTTATGATCCTTTATTAAAATGGATTAAAGTTAAAAATCATCCAAAAGCAAAGTTAGTATCGTCATTTAATGAATCATTTGTTTATTGTTTGGGAACCGATAAAAAGGTATTTACTATAGGAAATACTTTATTTTCCGATTGGGATGATATTGATGAAAATGTATTATATCATTTACATGAAAAATGTATTGATAAGTATAATTTAGATAAAACATTTAAATTAATTGATATACATAAACAATTAGATAGTGGGATTAAGGGCGATACAAAAATTACATTAAAAAATGGTTTAACTTTGCCAATAAGCGATGTAAATGTAAATGATGAATTATTGATTGGTATTAAAGTAATTGCAATTGTTAAAATAGACGCACGTGATATGAATATTTATACACATCAAATTTCGGATACTATAGTTATATGGGGAACAAAAAATATACACATCAACGACAATAATTTAGGTAAAATAAATTGTATGAATTTAAAAAGTAATTATATTGAATCTACAAAACACAATGAAGAATTTTTATATCATTTAATAACTGATAAAAAAGGGTTTATTGTTAATAATGTTTTTGTAAACGATTATAATTCAGGTATAGATTTGTACTTAAAATAAATAATTCTTTAACGGTTATATAATATACCTTATTGATGATAATATACTTTTTATAATGACAAATAAAGTATATTATTATAATATAAATGATTGATGAAATTAATCAAATAGGTAATATTAATAGTATAAATGATTTATTAGATTTTAAGTTTTCAGTAAAAACACTTACGTTACTTGCATTTTTAGTTGGTTGTGCTTATTTAGTTTTTGTTATTATTTTATTTGGTGGAGTTAATAATACAGTTGATTATATAAGTGTATTAATAGAAACAACCAAAAATAGTATCAACAAAAATAAAAATATAAGAGCAAGTAACAATTCTTATAGCAAAAATAAACAATTCAATAATAATGAAGATGACGAAGATGATGATTAGATAATGAATCTTTTTATCTAGTTTAATATTATAGTGAATTATGAGTATTAATAGTTTTTTAAATCAAACAGTTTCTTTTAAATTAATTATAGCGGTAAGTGGTTTTTGGTTAATGGTGGCTGCTCTAGCGGTTATCTATTTTTTTGGGGGATTTAAAGAAGGATTTGAAGCCGGTATTGTAGGTTTAGGAACGGCGTTAAATTACAGTATAGGCGACGGTGTTAACACTAGTTGGGAAAATAAAGATATTGTAAAAGAACATGTTAAAAAAAATAAGGATATTAGGGACATTAATTATAACAAAGTTGATGAAAAATCGGACTTATATGCGAATTTAGAACATAACGTTACTGGTCCAATTCCTTTACCTGATCAAGAATTAGTATTTTTTGATAAAAATGTGTTTTCTCCAGA